ATCAGGAACGGCGACTGACCGCCAGCCAGCTGCGTGGCGATATCGGTGAATTGCGCCGGAAGCGTGCGCATTGCTGCGCTGTACTGACCAACGGAGATTCCAGCGCGCCGGGCAGCAGCTTCCTGCCGGGATAGCGCCTCTGGTAGTACGTCAGCGACACCAGAGAGGCGCTCACGCGTCTGGTTAAGGATTGTGTTGAAGTGCTCGAACTGAGCACCGTTAATGCGCCCAGCTTCGAAATGTTCCACCAGCTGTGCGTGCTGTTCATCCAACGAATTGAACGCGCGGATAGTCGGGTCGATGGATCCAAGAAGGTTCTTTAACGCTGCGGACTGCTTTTCTGCCGCCTGGGTAGCGGCTAATTCAGCCTGAGCGCGCGCCGCGGCTTCTCCGGTGTCGGTCAGCTTGAGGCGGGTGTCATCCAGGATTTTGTTGTATGCCTGAAAGGTATCGGTATCCAGGAAACCTTTGGCCTGGAATTTCCGCAGCGATTCTTGCTGCTCATCCAGGCGGTTTAAGGCCTTGGTAACCGGGTCGATATTCTCCAGCAGCCCTTTGAGCGCGTTCTGCTGCTCCTTGAGTCCTTCGCTGCCTTGCTTCGCAGATTCAGCGCCAGCGCGAAACACGCTATTCAGATCATCTGCTTTATCTACAGCACCGGCCGCCGCCTGGCCGAGTTTATCCAGTTCGTTGCTGGCTGTTTTCAGGTCAGAAACATCGGCCCGCAAAGTAATCGAGGCGATCTGGTCTGTCATTATTTCGTCTCCTTATGCATTACCTTGAGAGCCTCGCTTTCCATAATTTGAAGGTCAGCCATGCAGGCCGCCGCATCCTCAACCCCGTGTAACTCGAACATCCAGGGGAGAACGTTGTAATCAAGGCCGGTCGCCCCGCTCGCGCCGACGCGCCACTGGGTTGCCAGGGCAGAGAAGATGGTGAAAGACTTCCACACAGAGGGCAGGATACCCACCTCTTCCTCCACGTCCTCAGGCGTCAAACCAAAAGCGGCTAACTCCGCGAGAGTCGGTCCCGGCGTGTACAACGCTGCGGCGACCTGCCTTAGTTTTTTTCGCGGATACCCATCAGCTCTTTGGTGTAGGCCAGACCGATGCTGTCGAACGCGCGCGGGTAGTTCTGAAGAAGGACAATAACGTTGTCGCGGGTGAACTCGTCAGGTAGTGCCCACCCCTCGACAATTTCCATGAGGTAGTCGGCCTGCGGCTCGATAGCAGCCTTTTTACCTTCAGCCGACTTTTGCAGCTTTTCATCCATAGAGCGCAGCTCTTCCAGTGTCTTGTGGCGGAAGGTAAAGGTCAGCTTGCCGTCTTCAGCACCAGCGCGCGGGATGCTGGCGGTAACGGAGAAGGTCGGGTTCGGGATCAGGGAGAATTTGGTCATTTCGGTTCCTTAGAAAAACGAAACCCGCCGTAGCGGGTATTAGTTAATGCCGGGCAGATACATCTGGACTTCGTCGGCGACGCGATCCCGGGCTGCATGTAATAGCTGCTTGCGACCACCAACACCCCACTTGGCCATTTGGCTGGCACACTGGCTAATTGCCTTGGTTTCAGTGTTGATGATGTGGTCGATTTTGTTCAGGCGGGACATGGCACTGATACCAAGACGCACCACTGTTCTAAATACTTCGTACACTTCAATCTCAAACTCTGGCTTTATCCAGGCGGCATAGCGGATTGCCAGAAGTTCAATGCCCCATGCACCACTTTGATCACCGCCTTTTATAACCTTAAGTGGTTGATTTTGTTCCGAAGCACTTTTTAGTGCTTTGGATTTTAGCGCTTTAACGAAGCGTTTGATCTGCGCGCTACGCAGGAAGACGCTGGGCCTTTGTGACTCAGTAGCCTCTCCGTTAGCTACCGCTGCCGCATGAAGATCGTTAAGACTGTACCGGCCTTCGTCATCAACGCGGACGGAGACCCCATTCACTGAGACGGTTGGGTGATTCATGGTGTGTACCTTTTAAAAAGCGAACCTGTTCACACAGAAAAGCCGCCCCAAGAGGCCCACCGGCACTAACGGCAGTTCTCAGGAACGCTTTCTGAAAGGTTCTTGGTTAGAGAGCGCGTGTGAAGGCGCAGTTTGAAAAGATGGGTAATGCGAATACAGAAAATTCGCCAGCGGTACTCATTGCGAAATAAAGCCCGGCGAACCGGGCCTGATTGGTTAGCTGACAGTAACGGTGCATGCCGCCGACGTTAGGGTCTTGCCTGCGGCGTCAGTGACTTCGCAGGTATAAACGCCAGCATCACCGGATGAGACAGACGAAATGTTGAACGTCGAGGCGGTTTTGCCCGGAATTGCGGAGCTTCCTTTCTTCCACACGTAGGTGTAAGGGGCTGAGCCGCCTTGCATAACGACGGCTAAATCGAGCGCATCTCCAACACTAACTGCTTTGGTTGATGGCAGATCAGTCAGGAACGCCAGCGGCGTAACGGATGAATCGGCGATCGGGTAAATCTGCATATCCGATTCGAAGTTCATGCGCGCTTCGTTGCTTTCCACGGCGTTGATTTCGGTCTTAGGCACCTTCTGGAAAGACACTTTGGCAGAGTAATAACGGTCCGCTTTGCCGCGCGGGTTATGGAACCACACAGCAGTGGTGTCGCTGGATTCGTCAAGTTCACTCAGACGCTTGTAAATTGCCAGCAGCGGATCGTGCGCGAAGGTGTAGACCTGCACCACGGCGTTTTTGAAGGTCGGGATGGTACGGGCCTTATCGTCTTCAAGGAACTGCACGCTGATGGTCTGCTGGTCACCACCCTCTGTGGAGAGGGTCATCACCTGCGGCATCGTGATCCACGTGTCGATTTTACGCAGCGTGCCCGCGCCAGTGCCTGCCGGGAATTTGGTGGTGTCAGAGGTATCGAACGAATCCAGCACGATTTTGGTACCGGCTACGGATTTAACGCGCAGCACCATATTATCGAGTTTTAGCCAGCCGGAGCTCACCTGCACTACGTCGCCCGCCAGGATGCCAGCGGCAGATGCAACAGTCAGTTCGCATTCAGTAGCGTTAGAGGCAGCGGTAAAGGTGATGGGAGCCTGATAGGCCTTGGCCACGTTAACACGCGAGCCGTTAGGGATTGCGAATGCCATAGCACTCTCCTGAATTTAGGTAATAAAAAACCCGCCATCTGGCGGGTCAGTAGTCAGCGCGGTACTGCATGCTGACGGGAATGGTGTAGGTTATGGAGCCACTGGACCCGTTGGACGCCGAGGTTGGCCGGTCCTGGATGGGTTGTCTCACCTGCGGCGGCCCATTGATATAAACAGTCAGGTCACCATCCACCAGCGCAAGCCCTTCAGGAAATGCATCAGCGACAGATTTAGCCAGCCCTCTGGCCTGCGTCACGCCGCTGCCTGCTGGCGCAATGATGTTGAGCTGCAGGATGCCCTGATAGGTTCGCAATTGACCTTCCAGGTCTTGCCCCACCGTCTGTGCCGGCAGAACATAAACACGCCCGTATGGTGAGCTATCCGGGGGAGTAAACGGTATGTTCGGCCAGGCTACGGGCAGCCCAAGCGATAAGCAGATAACCGCAATGCGGCTCTCCAGTAGTTCAGCAATTCGCATTGACTGGTCACTGGCCATTGCGCACCTCGCTCATTGCCTCACGGAACAACTGCGCGGCATCCAGCGCAGTGATGCCCACCATGCCGCCGGGTGCCTGGCCGGAATGCCCGTTCTCCAGTGCTGCCGCATATGGCAGATTATTGGTGAAGAAAATCGAGCTGACCTGCCCTACCCGGAACACCTCGAGCACTGCCAGACCGCGGGAGTTGGAACCCTGGCCGGAAGCGTCGGGGGTGTCGTTGGATTGGCTTGGCTGGCTGTCAAAGCCCACATACCAGTTGTTTTTAAACCGCCCGCCGACATAGCCCTCAGGCTTTTTGATGTCCATCGAGTCGTTGACGCGCAGGCCGCGCTTAAGTCGTCCTGATTTGGTCAGATTAGCCGGGTCATCACGCAGGGTCGCGTTATGCTCCCGCACCGCAGTGTTGTACGCCGTCGCGGTCTGGTTGACCTGCCAGATATCCGGTTGGCCCACCGGGGACATCTCAACCAGTTGAGCGAGGATTTTAATACCCGTCCGGCGCACCACCTCGTCCATCTCCTGCTTCGAGCCATCCACGAACAGCTGAATGGCAGCCAGGAACGGCTGATTAACAGACCCCACCATAGTTACGCCCTCAGCTGGATGTTGTAGGAGATCAGCACATCGGCAGGCTTAACCGGATTCGGCTGTACCACGCGCCACTTTTTGCTGTCGATTTCGATGCGGTCATCGATGCGCACTTCCGTCTCGAAAGTGGCCGCCAGCTTCTTGTCGCCGGTGGCGATCAGGGAACCGTCGATTTCGCGGGAGGAGTATTCGGTGATAACACCGGTTACGGTCGCGGTAATGGCCGGGGTGGTGACCTCTTTGCCGAACTGGTCACGGATGGTGCCGCCGCCGCGGGTAAGCTGATATGCCTTCCCGTTCTCGGTCAGCAGTCGGGTCGCGGTCGCGCGCATGCGGCGATAGTCGATTGCCATGCTACCCCCTTTCGACCCGGACCTGGTTGCCGCCCACTACAAGCCCGCGCAGTGCGGAATAGAACCATGGGAATGACGGAGAAGCTTTATTCGTTCCCGGCTCATACTGGACTGTTACCGCACCCTCGACGCGCTCCATCGTAACCGCCCCACCGCCAGCGACCGACGGGGTGAGGTCAATCTCCTGCGATTCGATGGCCAGGCGACATTGAGCATCAATCAGGCGCTGTGGAATCGCATCATTCGACAGGTCAACACCATCGAAGCGCACGCCGGAACGCGGCCAGGATAGAGGCTGTGATGCGCTGGAACGCTGACCGCGCCAGGCCTTCCCTTCCAGAAAGTCCATTGCCTGCATCAGCATCTGGCTGCATTCGCCATCTTCAGCAGGGATGGTGTATCCGCGCCCCGCAGCGAACGCGCGCAGATCACCAACGCTGGCATAGCTGTTGAAGTCAGACGAATGGGGATCGGCATTAATCATCTCAGAGCTCCTCTCAGGCTTCGAAAAGCTTCTGCTTTAACGCATATCCCATCAACGCCCACAACTCGCTTTCGGCGTTCTCAATAGCAATTTTCTCGCCAATTTCAGCGTTGTCGTTAGCGGAGGAAACTGAGCACGACGGATTCCCTGTTACTGCGAATCCGTTTTGAGTGGTGATGACCGCCCAGCGAAGCACCTGCCCGGTGACGGATACGTGCTTCACGATCTCGGCATGCTTAATATTCGCCTTCAACTCGCCCAGCGTAACGCGCGGCGCGTTCAAGCCTTTGGCCTGAATTTCCTGCTCAATATCTTTATCGCTCACAGTTACTCCTCCAGTCGCCAGTCCAGCGCCAGCCAGTTATCGACTTCGTCAGGGTGAACCTCAGCGCTCAGCGGACCGCCGGGGAACTCCGGGGTATCTCGCATCATAGCCACCAGCTCAATACCTGTTTGTTCAGCGCCGTTCTGCGCGGCAAGCTTTTCAGCCTCACGCTGCGCGCTCTGCTCTTTGGTTAATCCGGCCATTGGGCCTCCTGAAAACAAAGGGGCCGAAGCCCCCTGGGTTAACCCATGATGATGGCGGAATGACGTGGCGCCACAGCAGCCACACCCCATGCCAGGCCCACTTCATAACGCACCTGACGGTACTGGCGGTACAGCGCCACCTGGAAGGTGATGCCAGATACCGGGTCGGTCACATTCATGACGTCATCAGCAGTATCGCCACCTTCAGGCATCGCCGGGGTACGGCTGGCCAGCAGGAATGCCCCGCGGTCAAACGCCATGTTCGGTACAAATTCGCTCAACACAGTGACATCAGCCTGGTCTGCCAGATCCTGACGGAGGCCCGGCGCGCTAATAGTGATAGTGGAAGACGTAGCCGCAACGACCAGATACTGATTGTCATCACCGGCGAACTTCACCGCAGTACCTGCAGCAATACCGCCGGTGCCAGCAGAGATAGCGATGATGATATCGCCCTCTTTCTTCGCGCCATTGACCTTATAGCCAGCAGCAGCGCTTTTCGCGGTACGCTTGATGCTGAAGGATTCGTGGAGGTTGAAGCCCATGATGCGACCGATAACACCTTCACGCAGCAGTTGGTCGGTTCCCGCTTCGTTCGCTTTGAAGAGTACAGCCTGTTTACCACGGATGGATGCCATCGCTTCGCCACCCAGCACCATACGCAAATCAGTAGTCGGCGCACCGTTATCGGTCAGGATTTGACGCGCCAACGCAGCATCAGTCAGATCGTCTTTGATGCTGAACGGGGTATTCTTTGGCGCGCCAACAGCGCGGGAGGAGTTGAGGTACAGCGCAGCGAGATCCGCATCCACTTCGTTCGCCAGCGCACGGAAAGCCTGCTTGAACTGGTCAGCCAGGATGGTGTTGTAGGTACCAGCCGGGCCCAGAGCCAATTGCTCTTCACCATTCCATTTCACCGGGGCCATTTTGGATTTGGTGATTTTGACATCCACACCACCGATGGTCTGGTCGCCAGAATTAGGCGCTGAAGGTCCAGGGACAATATCTTCAGTGGTGGCTGCAGGTGCGACTGGCGCACGTACGGTCTGGTCTTTTGCAGCAGCATCCGCTTTCGCGTCACGCGCCACCGCAGGAATAAAACCAGTTTGCTCGCGGGACACTACGTACAGCGCGGTATAGATGGTCGGGATCAGACCAGTAAGGGTATTGCCTGCCATTTATGGCTCCTTTCGATTTAATCGACGATGCTGACGCCGTCTTTCAGCGCTGCTTGCTTGCCAGCGTTATCCAGGGAATCAAACGCATCGCGTTTCATGGTTTTTTGCCCGGCCTGGTGCTGCGACTGGTGAGAACCGCCGCCGCTGTTACCGGACGCTTTGAGGATGTAATCTTTCTGCGGATGCGACTCGACCAGAGACTCCAGGGCCTCATCAAAGCTGGCTAACTCGCCTGGCTTGGTGCGAGAGAACACCTTGTTGCCCTGCCCGTCGTACGCCACGACTTTGCCGTCTTCGATTTTGAAGTTCTGACCGAAGTGGGAACGCACGAACTCAGCCGGGATCGCCATCTTCTCTGAAATGAATTTGGAGCCACCGAAGCGCCCGCCGATCATCTCGTCGTAGAGCTGGCTTTCGAGCTGTTTGGTCTTGCCGTTCGCTTCATCCAGCTGCTGCTGGAATACCTTGGTAATCTCAGCCTTAACCTGGTCAACAGCGCCAGCGTCGATCAGTTTTTTCTGGTCGATTTTGGTCATCATCTCCAGGGCTTCGAGCGCCTTGGTCGGATCGGTGATGCCAGAGAATTTCGCGAGACTGGCTTCCGCCGCCTCCTTCGCTTCACGGTGAGTTTTAGCTTCACCATTCAGGGAGGTGATTTTGGTCATCGCTGCGGCTGCGTCGAACGGGATTTCTTTGCCATCATCATGGATGTACACAGGCATACCGTTTTCAACGACCACATTTCCGTTAGCATCAAGTTTCAGTTTCATTGTTTTTGCTCCAGCCTTCCGGCCATTGGTAATAGGTCATCCGACCCGGTCACCGCGTCGCATCCGCTCAGCGGCAGGCATAAAAAAGGCCACCCGAAGGCAGCCTGTTAGATAAATTCGACGGTTATTACGCCGCGCAGTTTGCGGGTATAGACTTCATCGCGCTTTCGCTTATGGACCCGAATGGGGTATGGGTAGAAGCATGCTATTCCTCGCTTAACATCCGCCCATACGCAGCGCTTGACCTCGTTGCCGTTAACGAACACTCGGCGCTTACCGCGGCCATCGCCCACATGGTGAAAATCGTCATCTCGCATAGACCACCCCCCAAGCAACTGGTTTAGAGAATTTGCCAGTCATCAGCCAAGACGTCGGTTTGGCTTGGTGCCCAAGGCACGCGAGCGCCATTTGGGTATGGCATAGCACCATTGCCCGGCACAGGATAAATTAAACGAATGTACGGCAGGTCCACAGATGGCGACTGCTGGACCAGCTCAAGCCACAGGCCCTTGCCGTTCCAGCCTGCGCGGGTGACACGCTTGCCTGATTTCAGGGCTTCGACAGCCAGTCCGAAGCTAAGCCCCGCCACTGGTCGGTAGGCTTTGTCGAACACATCTTTCGGACTCCAGCTCACATACCCGTTGAAGCGATCGGTGTTTGGCTTTCCGCCATCCAGATACTCGACGAGATAACCTTCATCACTTCCGTTTTCGTCACTTGGTAACTCCCAACCACGAAAGTCGTTATATGCCAGACGGGTCATCGGGTAAGCATTGATGAGCTTCACGCCAATATGTTGAGTCATTGTTTTATTACCTTATTCAGTTATTCAAAAGCCGATGCATCCACGCGGCGCAGTTCGTCCAGGGTCAGGAACTCCCCGGCATCGTTGAACATCTCCGGCACGGTGATTTTGCCGTCACGCAGCATCCGCGCGCGAGTAACGCCCAGCACCTGCTCCTGCCGTGCGTACGGTTGCCTGACGAGCCATTCGGCATAGCTGGTATGCGATGGCACCTGTCCATCCATCGAAGCGCGTGTGGCGCTGCTCAGTTCGCCAGAGGCTATCTGCATCTCTTCCCACGATTTGGTAATCAGGATTTCACCGGAGCGGCAGCAAAAGTGGATTTTGCCGGGTCCGCGCAGATACGGAATTTCATGCCCCAGCGGCTTGCCGTCGAGCGTGTAAAGCTTTCGGTCGCGGATAATGCACCACTGGCTGGTATGAGTGTCCAGCGTTGAGGACCACTGTTTGGCCTTTACGATATCGCTGTTGCCCTGTGCGAACTCCTGACGCGCAGTAGCGGCCATGTGATTTACAGCCGTGCGGGCCACCACCGCCAGGTCGCGACGGGAGGCGTTAATCACCCCATCTTCACGATTGAGTTTCGGCGTTCCGGCAACGCGTTTAACGATCTGATCTACCGTTTCACCCTGAAGGAAACCGGTGCGCACAGCGTTGGTGATTTTATCCAGCCGATCCGTTTCAAGCTTCTGGCCCCACTCCTTCAGCAAGCGCCCCTGGAATGGCTGAGTCACTGCTGAGGCGTAAACCTGCTCAGGCGCGATGCTCTGGAGCGGTACATGCCTGAGGATCTGCTTCGGAATGATGCTGATAAAAAGGTCAAACTGATAACCGACCTCATATTCAACGTAGCGCGTCAGTTCACGTGCCAGCGCAGCATTCACCGGTTCATAGGCCTGTTGATTCAGGTCGCGCACACCAGCCAGCAGCGAAGCCAGGCGGCGAGCGCTGTAGGTATCGGCACGCTTACCATCCAGCAGCACCAGCAGTTTGGCAGCCAGGTCAGCATCCATCTTGCTGAGCAGCGCCACCATCCGACGAGCGACGCCAGTACCGTAGCGGTTTACATACAGGCCGTGCGCTATCGTTTCGTCCTGCAGGCGGTCGTTAACTGAGCGGGCCATATCACACCTCGTCCGGCGGCGGGTCACTCAGCGATGCGGACTCAGCCAGCAGTTCGCTCAGAACCACATCAGGATCCGCATCGGCATCAATAATGTTCAACTTCTGTAGCGATTTAATCGCATCAGCTCGACGGATATCACCACCCTGGCGCAGTGCCTGGATGGCAAGCGCGGCGGACGGATTGAATACGGTCGATTCGACATCCAGCTCAGTGCGAACATCAACGTTGCCACCATCTTTCTCGCCGATGTACTCGGCCATGATTTGCAGAATGTTGTCGATCGCATCTTCAAGGCTGGTAGCCATGGTGTAGAGCGGTGACTGCTCCTGCATTTTCTCTTCAGAGGTCTGGTCTACCGATTTGGTAGAGGTGTTTTCCGTACGAAGCAGCTTCGCACCAGCCTGGCGCATCTGCTCCACAAGTTCTGCCAGCGACTCTTTACCAGCACCGATGGAGGAGCCTGTATGCTCGACGTACTCCAGACCCTGCTTTTGCCGATCAGTGAACGACGTAGCTGAAGACGAGCCAATTATCAGCTCTTGCCCCTCTTCCAAACCGAACACCGTGAGCAACGGCACCCTGGCGACATGCAGGATGTTGTCCTGCTCGCTTTGACTCTGCCAGTGCTTGATGTTCAGCAGAGCCATATTGAGCAGTGGAGGTGAACCACACATAAACCCGGTGCGCTTGGTGTAGAGCGTCACCAGTGTTATGTCCTTACGAGATGTTGTCCATTCGTCGAACTTCTCCCAGTTCGCCGCCCCATCGATACCTTTCGACTTGCGGTAGATTTGCACCATTCCAGGTGTCAGATAACGAATTTGCTCGACCTTTGTCTGCCCGAAGTCGTCGCCGTCCTCGATAACTACCTCTTTGATACGCAGCTCGGTCAGCACCACTTTGCCGTCTACCATTTTCGACTTCCATCCGATCACCTGCCGGGGATTGAGCATGGTGACGTATGGGCGCGCGCCAGTAGCTTTCTCTTCCGCTTTGGTTTTCACCTTTTCGGTGTCCACCCTGGGATAATCCACCAGCGCGTGGGAGAGTCCATACTGCATCGCCAGACCGAAGAATGCCTGCGCCCATACGTCCAGGCGCGTCCCCTCAAGGTCGAAGTTTTTCGCATACTCTCGCAGCTCATCAGGCACATTCTCGGCAAGCTTAATGGGCTCGGCGAATACACGCCCGATGTTTTGCTTAATGGTCTCTTCGTAGGCTGGCAGAAGCGTGGCCACGGCGAGGCGTTTTTTGTAGTCCTCTTTGTCTTCTTTCGGCCAGCGCGGTAGATATTGCTCGCCCAGCTGTCGCATATAGAGCGTGCCGCCCATCAGGGCATCGTTGATATCCCACGCCTCGACCATGTTCCCATAGTCCAGATTTGGGGTTGAAATATCAGGCATGGGATTAGATCCGTAGGTTGGTGACTTTGCCGACTTTCTTCGGCGGTGAATGCAGGACGGCATATCTAGTGCCATCCCAGTCGTGATCTTCCTGCTGAGTGTCTACGTCATCAGGGTTCTTACTGTCGCGAACGAGCACCGGAACACGGCTTATCCAGCCGCGGCAATAGTCGAAGACGTAGAATGCTGGTTTCTCAGGTACACCAGATTCCAGCTTCTTACCCTCAAGGACGGCCTCCAGCATGTCAGCAAAGAGGGCCGCTCCGTTTACGCGCGATCCCGGTTTCTTGTTGGATGGAACCCACTTAACGCCCTGCGATTCCATCTTCTGGGCAATAGAGAGCTCGTCATCGCCAGTGTTGTAGATGGCACCGTCAGCTGGGCCCGGCACAACCTTTTTGCAGATACCGGGCATGATGTTCAGTTGCCCCTGAGTTATCCCATTGAGTTTTATCTCTTCAGGTTCAGGCAGCTCTTCGCCCATCAGCCGCTTATCAATCCAGGCCACACCCTTGGCGACGTTTGTCGAGCTCATATTGAGCCCTTTGTTCAGCTCGTCAGGTGGACAGCCATACCACTCGCCAATCAGGATCAGCGACCCGGCAGGCGGGCAGAACTGGCGACCATCAGGCAGTTCTGCGGCAGTACCGTCGGCTCGCGCCCACCAGAGGTTAGAGAACGGCTTCGACTCACCCCAGTCATGGGAACGGTCAACCGTCCAGCTATCCGGGATGCGGAACGGCTTAATGACGTGCAGCGATGCATTCCACAGGTGGTCAAAGCGCCCACCGCTGGTGACATCCCAGGAGCCCTCTACCCAAGCTTTGCGGCGGTTCGGGTCTTTGATGGCCATCAGCGTTGCGATGTACTGGGGATCCAGATACGGGTTCTCTTTGAACGAGCCGTGAATAGCCACGCGCGTCAGCGTCACATCCTCTTCGCGCTCAGTTTGCGGGTTAAACACCTGCTGCGTTTCACGAATGATGGTGCCGCGGGGCGCTGGCTCGATGAAGCGTTTCTTCACCCAGGTGTGGCCGATGCCAAACGGGTTAGTGGTGCTGAACGTCTCCAGGGGAATAGGCTTAAGTAACGAACCGTCACCCAGCGGGTAATTCTCAGGCCGGAACGAGGAGCGCCGGCAAGAGAACATCATCTCGTAGAATTCAGGGGACTGCTGCTTGGTCAGCTCGTTAAAGCCGATGAACGGAAACTCCTGGCCGTGATAGTCCCAGTAGTCACCCTCTTCTTTCCCGAAGCGGAACAGCAGCTCCTCTCCAGTCGGCCACACCCAGCGCAGTTCAGATGCTGACGCCAGATAGCGTGCGCCGTCGTTAAACAGGCGATACATGCGCTTTGACTGGGTAATGATATCGGTGAGGTTCTTATACTCGGTATCGAAAATGACGCCACGCCAGAACGAGCCATAGCCCAGACCAACCAGGCGACGAAAGCGCGCCAGTTGCGCGGCGGTTTTACCGGGGCCTCGCGTACCTTCGTAGAGGATTTCGTTACACGGGCAACTCAGGGAGAGCGATTGCGATCCCGGCAAAGGTTTCCAGACGGCTTTGTAATTCATCCACCAAGAACCTCGCTCTGCTGTTTCTGTGCTGCTGCTTCCCAGTCGTCGACGTTATCGCAGGACGGGACCGGCATAACGTTATGGGTGGCAACAACGCTTTGCTCAACCTTCTGTTTGTTGGTGTAGACATCCCCAACTTCTTTTGCTGCCTGTTCGAGAAGCTGAGCTGTCATGCCGAGGTTTTTCATGTTCTCTGCGGTCACAGACATTCGTTGCAGTACGCGAAGCCGATAAGCCTTATTAGCGATCGGGATTTCTGCAATTTCCGTCTGGAAGCGCTCGCGGGTTTCGTTGAACATCTCGACCCATTTTTTCGCCAGACCTTTGCCGTTTGCTTTCGTCGGGTCGTGAGATTCAACCTGCTGACGGGGGATCGTGATGCCAAATTCTTTTTTGACGGCATCGACCACTTGCGACGGCGTGTCGAAGCATGCAAGCGATTGAACGATAAACGCTTTCACCTCTCCCTTTAATGCAGCCATCGCTTACCGCCTGTCATAATCAGTCAAAAATTCACGCCAGTCTCAGCATGCACGTCCCGCACGCTCTGGCGATGTTAAGTTTTGCCACCTCTGCAGGTTGATTGGCTGCGTCCACCAGTTCTTGCACTTCAGTGCTCGCCCCGTATCTACGCACAACACCGACAAATTCTTCGACGTCGTGGCCGCGCAATGTGAGAACTGGCTGCCCGGTCTCTTTGTTGAACTTAGGTGCGCCGAAATCATCGGTGGCCTGGGCAATGTGGTAAAGCTCATGCTCTACCAGGGCGCAGAATTCAAGGTCGCTGCATTGTGAGCAGTAGTCGGCTGCCAGCGTGATGATGAACTTCGGGATGCGCCCGAACCATTCATACATCTGCTGTTCCATTCTGGCTTTCTGCCAACCACCTGCGCGGAGCATTACCTGTTCGGCCTGTCCGAGAACGTAGCGCCCTTTCTTCGCGAATGAGTCAGAAGCCCACATAAAACACAAATCAGCTTCCATTAAATGGGCGTGGTCTGGGTTATGGATGCTTCCGCTATCGCTGAGGATTTGATGGCTTATCCAGTCATGCACTTCATTGGCGGGAATCAATCTGGTGTAGGGCTGCCAGTTATCAGGGCCAATGAAATTAACTGGTGGAAGTGGCCTGCGCTCGTCTTCGTTCACCATGAGTTAATCCTGTTTTATATACGGCAAAAATGCCGAAAACATTCTGTCGAGCAGATAGCAGTAGGTTTCGTTTGCGTCTTCCGGATTGGTCGTTACGCCCACATCAGAGCAGACGTAAAAACATACGTGAGCGCATTCGTGAACGAGAGTTGATATCTGCTGATCGAATACTCCAATCAGGTAAACTCGCTCTCCCGTATCAGTGTTTTCATAGTTGCTTGCAATCCCAAGATTGAATGGCTTCTCATCCCCGCTGCCGCCAAGGAATTTATCAGCGTGCTGAAACTGTTCTCTGGTTGTTGCGAGGTAGACGTGTGCACTTTGAAACAGCGGAATGGTGAACGCCGGGAGTTTGTGCCATTTGGCTTTTGCCATCTGTTGCTCCGTCATTATCCGTTGCAGGGGTTATTTTTGATTTATCCGCTCAGGGGGATATCCATTATCAAGCCCACCAGCAGGTGAGCTTTGGAATGGCTACTGGCGGTCATTATGCTCGTAACGAGATACCGTCTTCCCGTTCTGGTTCATCACGTAGGCGACCTCGCCAGGTTTCAGGAATACATTTTTGTCCATTCCCGATACCGCGATGCTCTGCTGCCCCGGATTGAACCCTACACTCAACCCGCAATGAATCTCTTCACCGCCACCTGGCGACATTACTTTTACTGTTAACATGCTTCTTCTCCTGCTTCTTCTGGGAATAAAAAAGCCCGACCGAAGTCAGGCTCTGTTATTTGGGTGACGAATCACTTAAGACACTGCTCTTTGATGTAGTCCTGCATGCCGCGAATCATTTTGTCAGCGGTTGCGATTCCGTCCCGGTGATCGAAATAATTCCGTCGAGCGTCTGGAGTAAGTTCGGGGGCTCCTGCATCATCCACGCCGGTGGAGGAGGTGGCTTTTGGCACTCCAGGGCAGGTTGCGGCGATGCGCAGCCGTTTAGCGCCAGAATCGACATCACGACGCAAATCGTTAATGGTCTTTTTCGCATCGGACAATTCCTTCGTGTATTTGGCATCCAGTGCAGCGACATCACGCTGGCGGGTCTGCATATCTTTGATGGTGGCATTAGCCAGGCGGAGGTTCTTTGTGGCTTTATCGCGCTGGTCTTTGTAGGTGATGGCGTTGTCGCGGTAGTGGTTAATGGCCCAGGCCATGGAAACCAGCAGGCAGATAACGACAGCGCAGATGATTGCGGTTAATCGGCTCATTTCTGGCCCCACTCGCAGACTTCACGCTCAATCTCGCGCCGGGTGATCAGCCCCTTCCACTGCTTGCCGCCAGCATAAGTCCAGCGCTGCAGTTCTTTACACGCACCCGGAACATCACCGGAGTTCAGCTTCTTCAGCAGCGTCGAGCTGGCAAAAGCACCAGAGCCAACGTTATAGGTGAAGGAGTAAAGCGCGGCGCGGGTTGGCTCAGGGATGCGAACCTTGATCAGCGGGTCGATGGCGCTTGCCACCTTTCGCAGATCTGCCTTAAGCAGGTTGTCACACTCTTTGTCGGTATATCGGTGACCGCGGCGAATGTCGGTACCAGTGTGCCCATCGCAAACGGTCCAGACGCCGACCACATCCTGATAGGCGTAATAACGCCGACCTTCGAGTCCATCCGCATTGCCCAGCATTACTGCAGCAATAGTGATTGCCCCTGATCCGCCAACAATGGCACCCACCAGCTTATTCCTCAACGTTGGGTTCATCTCGGCTCCTGCTGCGGCGGTTGTCTTCGCGGATTTTGAAATAGAGATTTGTCAGATACGTCATTACGGCAATGATGATACCCACCAGCACGCCGATAGCGTTCCACTGCTCGGGGCTGTAGGCATTCAACATGCCGTTTAGGATGCTCCCGGCTGAAGCGCCATAGGCAGCACCAGTGGTTAGTTTGTCCATGCGATACATACTCTCACCTCGCTTTGTGCGAGTGCTGTTGCTAGGAATAAAAAAGGCCGCCGAACGGCAGCCTTGTATTGATTGATAGTTTCCGGAGCTTCTTTCTCGCTAGGAAAGCAAAAAATTAAACAATCCTTAAGAATAGCCAGTTGATGCAAAAAATAATTAGCTTTTCAAATAGTTTTTAGCTGTTACCATTTCCACTAAGTTATGGCTTTACCTCTTTGTGGATAAAAGAAAGACAAGCGGGTATGAGATTGAGTCGTTATTGCGGAGAGGGGTGATGTCGTTCTCCGCGTTTTTTTGGCTCGAAGCGATTTAGGCCACAAAGAAATAAAAAAAGCCCAAGGCGTTAACCTCGGGCTTGAATTTTTTTGGCTTCGGAACGACTGAACGGATTCCCAGCGTTAGAGATGAATCTATCCAGTTTTTCCGCGAAATGCAATACCTATTTCCTATATATTTTCAACATTAGGGAAAATTATTTTCATCTCGTTACTTTTGAGAGAATGGAATCAGCCATAGACTCCTGTTTATGGCATTCGGCGACCAACTCCTCAAATAGCGGCTGAAGTTGCTCATATGCCGCCGTTTTCTTTATCTCCGCAACAGTATTAACGCCCTCAATTACCGTTGAGAACTTAAGCCTGGCGTAACCTCTACCACCGCAGCGGTCGCAGGCTTTCATTACTGGAACGCCCTGGCGATCGCTTTCTGCCTTGTCCAGCACCTTACCTTTGCCATGGCAGCGACACGAATTGCTGATAACGCCTTTTCCGTTACACGGCTTGCACTTAACTCGCACCACCTCACGCGCCTGTGTCCAGCTCTCCCAGTCGCTTGGGCGAACGGCACGCGACATTTTCGACCAGTAAGGCGGTTTCCCCCATGGGTATGAGACCTTGTTGGTAAACACTTGCGCCTCTGTAAATCCGCCACCATCACAGCAATCACATTTTCGAGTGCTGGCAGCACTTCTTGAATAATCCTGGTATGCAAAAGCGCAGAGAACCTTAAGCACGCCTGACCGAGCTGATTCATCGAGTTCAGACAGTGCTCTGAATTTACCTGATAACTTACGTGCCTGCTCATAGAGTCTCTCCAGTGCTATATCTGGGCTGCTAATGCCGATTTTCGAGAGGTAAAGATCGAAACCAAACCCGCACTTGTGGCCAGCAAGGCCAAGCGCCGCCATAACGTCAGTGCCGGTGAGACTGTCTGATGCGGTTGCGCGAGGAGAGTCACTGAACATCGGTGATTTAGGCGCAAAGTATTTAGCGATTGATTCGAGGTTCATTATGCGGCTTCCTTCTGTGGCTGGTGGGTTTTGGTCTGGCTGTGCTTTGCTACTGGCGGCAGGTAGGCGCGCTTAACGCTTTCGGCCTGGTACCGGAGGAAGTCGGTGTGGTTCATGCTGACTCCTTCTGCTTTGGTCCGCGATATTCACCATACAGAGGTGTTCTTCCTCTTGGCCTGGTATGCCTGTGGGTTACTTTGGGAGAAAAAAGCGCATCCTCTACATTCATTCCATTTTTTAGTCGACGCTTGATGGATGTTTCTGATACTGAAACGCGATGGTCCCTTGACCATTCTGTGGCGGTTTTCGTTTCGCCATTGAAAGTTATGGCTGTGCGTCCTTTTTTTGTGTGCTCAGGGATATGCACTCGAGATCGCATGACATTACACGCTCGGCAAAGCACCCTAAGATTTGAGTCCGCATTGTTATCAACAACCTCATCAATGTGATCAATATGCGCGGTTTTCCATGTGACCTTCTTGCCGCATTTTTCGCATGGTGGAAGTGTTTCTCCATAGCGGTCGTAAACAACTTTTCGGTGCTCATAAACGCAGCCATTCGCCATTGATAGTGGATGATCAGGAATTTTGAGCATTTGATATCCCTTCGCATTTTTATGCCTGAATTTCCCTTTACCATTTTTTGTGAGTTCGTAGGTCCCGTAGCGCATCATTCGGAAGTAGTGCATTTGACAGATACCCTTTCCTGGGTAGTGTTTGCATTCACGCTCACAACCTTCAACTTTGCATTTCATGCTGCACTCTCCTGTAGTTTTTGACGGCGCTTCATCAGTGCATTGGCCCTGCGGGAAAAAATTGCTTTCACGCGCTTCAGGTAGGTAACGTCAAACCGGCGTGGGGCATTGTCAGCTTCGAGCCGCTCTACGCGCTTAAGGCCAATGCGATGAATCAGGCGGATCCGGTACTCGACAGCATTACCGCTCAACTGCCGGTTACAGCGGGTGCAAGCGGAGTGGACGTTAAACACGTTGAATTTGAGGTGTGAGGCAGCGCCACGTGAACGGTAATGGCTGGCGTCAATGGCGCTGCCAGTCAGGTAATTGCTTTTGCCGATGAGTGGATTGCCGCAACTGACACATGGCTTACCTTCATCGCGGATCCGGATGTAGCGGTTAAAGGCCGATTGAGCCTCTTTATCCCACTGAGATTTTGACTTGAGTGACTCGCGCTTGGCCTTACGGCGCTTGCGCCCTTCCTTCTCGGCTTCCTTCTGCTCCCTGATGCGCTTAGCCTCGGCTTTCACCTTCTCCTTTTCACGCTCTTCCATTGCGAGGATTGCGCCGTGTTCCGGGCAGCACCAGCGGATCCGGATGTCGTGGAATTTCGGCACGAAGTATTCACCGCATACTTTGCACTTACGGCGGGATGGTTTACACATGGCGCCTCCTCGCCGCGAGACGCAGCCATTTCTGATCCACCAGGCGGGCGGTGTAGTCTTTCAGGGTCGGGATGTCGGACGGCTTAACCGCTGGCTTGCGCTTAGTGCGTGTCCGGACCCGGTAGATTTCGTTGGTGATGATGCGAGCGAGAGGGCTAGCCATTACGCAACCCTCCCGAAGTAATCACCTGAGTAGCGAACTTCACGGAGTTGCACGCCGTTTTGCACAGCAAATGCCTGGCTGTATTCGATGAGACTGGTCATGCGACGGATGCCCATCTTCGCAGTGCTTTCCCGGATGGCGCAGAACTCCCCTTCCAGACCCGGCACCACTTCACCAGGCTTACCGGTGGCAATGGCATGGCCTGAGACATACAGGACTTTCCATGAAGCGAGGTCGCGCGACTTGCCAGCCCATTGCAATTGCTTCGCTGTATCGCCACAAAGAGCGTGGAAGAGGTCGTTTTGGGCGAGAGTGCGGTCAGCCTCAGAAAACTTCACCACGAGCGGCAGAGCGTCGTTAACAGGCAGCTTCCTGATGTAGTCGATGAGGTTATCGCGAACGCGTTCGTCGCGGAGGTAGAAAACAGGCTGTTTCATACGCCACCTCCGAGAGGTAACGTAGAATGCAGAAAATCGCAGGTGCATTTCTGCATCTGTGACAAGGTGAGGAGTTCAGATTGTGGTCGCATTTAAGTCCCCTTAAATGCGAAGAAGTCTGCCAGGGTTGTTCAGGCCGCTGGCAGATTTATTATGGCTCGTTGATAGTGTTTTATCAAACGTTGCTTGACGTTTAGTTATGCGTCGAATGGGTTAGGCATCATCACCCCCGAAATATCCTAACCTTCCTCCGTGGTCGCCAATTACAATCCCGGAAATGAATATTCCGAATAGCCCCACAACAGAAAATGCAATGAGGTTAAATTCAAAGCCAGCTACAAAGACGCAGACTGATGCGACAATCAAAAGATACAGCAGCCAGAATTTTCGGTTCACGGCATCACCTCCTGCTGCGGTGATGCTGCCTGCTCAGCTGCCATAGCCGCATCGATTTGCTCGCGTAATTTAGTCGCGTGATAATCATCCTCTTCATCCGTGATGGTCTGCGACCAGAAAAGGCTATGGCTTCCGTAAACCATAGGCTCACGAACATCAACGGTTTTCGATACCAGCCAGTCCATGCGGCGTACGTCATCCGGAATCACCGGAGAGTTGCCACCCTGAACAGTAGGCATATCCGGACCTTTGCGAATCGCCCTGGCAAGATCGATTGGGTCGTCGTACAACCAGTCACCTGTTTGCGGATGATTGGCTTCTGCCAGTTGCGCCGCCCATTCAAGGCCGTCTTTGTGACCTTGCAGATAGTCCAACGGCAACTCATCACGATTACTTACGGGTTCGATTTGTTCGGAATTACCGGACAACTGCATGGTACCTTCATTGGTGAGGGTACCATCGGACTGAAGCATGGCGGCGCGGCAGGCGTTCACATCACCGTAAATCGGACCGATTAGATTAAATCCTTTCATGGGCCAGCCAGCAGGAGAATAAGCAACTGCGCCATCATCGGACACGAATAAAAAGCCAACTGGTTTCAAATCAGGAACAGATACCGGCGCTGACGGGGCGGTGTAAAGCGGCTTAATTTGCAAGGCTGTATCCGCTTTGTACGCAATCGCCTGTGTCATGTTTTCCAGAAGTTGCGTGCCAACCATATACGCCACAGGCTCTGCTTCGAGCGATGCCAGTGCTATACGCGCATTATTAATCAGGAGGCTATCAGCAGGAGATAAAACAACATGAGCGTTACCCTCCGCATCAATTTCAGAATTCGTAATTTTTCTGAACAGCTTTGCCAGTTCTCTGGTAATAGTGCTCATGGGCGAATCTCCGTCCTGCCACCAAGTAAGCGGATTGCCACTCGTTCCCGGAAGGTAAGCGGTCGATGGTGTCCGCGGGCATTAACAATTTCAGGCTTTCCATTAGGCGGATAATTGACCCTGACCGATTGACCATCTAGCGCGTGAGAAGCCTCGAGTAGTGCTGACTTTAAGTGCGCAGGGCACTCTTTCTGCACCCGCTCGCCGTCTGAAATGACACCTGCAATCCCCTGAAGCATGCTGGCTAAATTGCTGAGATAATTTTTCACATTCACTCTCCTTTACCGGTGCCATAGGCAGATAAGCACTCTTCAAATCCAGCCTGATTATCCGTTTGACCTAAACTGAAGCCATGCTGAAGACCATGACGAAATGCGCTATCTTGCAATTTATCTGCGCTATCGAGCTTCGCTTCCAGTTCAGCAATCCGCTCCTCATACCGAGCGCCAACGGAAACGGCTTTATGGAAGGCTTCGCACCATTTTGACGATTGCGCCTGCATCTTCTCCAGCTCATCCAGCAGCGCCAGCACGGTAGTGGGGTTTGCTGCGGAGTTCAGCGCGTTCAAGGCAGTGATATCTGCATC